GAAGCCTGGGTTCATCATGTAATAGAAGGCGAGTGGATGAAAAAATGGAAAGAGGCTAAATTGAAAGATAAAAAGCTAAATGAGAGTAAATACAAGCCTACTTCAAAAAAATATTATATTAAATAAAGAAAAGAAATAAAAAATGATACAAGCGGTTATTATACAAAAAGTAGTTAAGTTAATTACAAGCCAATTTAAGCTTGATAAAATACTTGATTATGTTGAGAAACCTAATGAATTAGATGAGGAAATGGAACATCTTAAAGCTAGAGTAGAATCTTTAGAAAAGATGGCTCATCCTTCAAGAGATTTTGTTATATGTGATGATTGCAAATGCAAGGTTGTAGTTGCTGAGCATATTGAAGAAAGAAGAAAGTAAAGATAAAAGGAGAAGTAATGAATATCGATTTAGGAAAAGCAATTTTTGATGCTTTATTTAATGATGAAAACAGAGATAAAATGATTGATGAACTGAACAAAGTTGTCAATATACCGATAATTGGAGAAGAAATGGAGAGAAAAATTATCGCAAATCTGTTTGAATGCATGGAAACTATCTTAAAAAAACTTATGATTAAAGAAGGATAATAATGCCTAAGCAGCAATTAGTTGTAAATAGATTTGAAGGTGGATTAAACACGGATTCTGACCCAAGAGATATTGCGGATAATGAATTTAGCGCACTTAAAGGTTATAGCGTTGATTCGATAGGAGTAATTAAAACAATGGGTTCTCATAATAACCATTCCGCAATTTCTGCTAGGACTACTTATTTTGCTGAAGGATATGGTATATTCCCATTTTCATCTGATTATGATGATTCTGGTGCACTTGCTTCAACAAACTATTTAGCATTAACAGATGGGACTTATGTACATATATTTGATGATAATGGCTCAGCTTTTAACGGTATGATGCAATTTGGTGGAAACGGATTTGCTCTTGGTCCTGGAAGCCAAAGCACAACTGATACTGATGTTGAAGCTTCAATGTATGCTCCCGATGGAAACTTAAGGGTTTGTGATGGTAATTTTACTAACTATTTCAATGTTCCTAAAAGATTAGGATTTGTTCAAGAAAAAACGTATGCAAAGGGTTCTGCAACTGATTATCCTACTACTTTGACAGAAGTTAAAGTTGGAAAAGGAGCTGCAATATATGCTCTTGATGCTTCAACTAATCAAGATGGTTGGGTTGTTGCTGATGCATCTGTTGAAACAGGTTTAACATCTTCAAATCTTAAAATGATTAATCTTGGAAGTGTTGCAAAAGGTCATATTGAAGGAGATGCTAGTGGGACTGCTATTATAACTGCGGTTTCAGGAAATACTGTAACTATTATTCATAGCGGGATTGACCATGGAAGTATGAGTGGTGATAGTTCTGGAAATGGTTCTGACAACTATTATAATGGTTCAACATGTTCATTTTTTAAAGATGGTGAAGCTACTGTTTATGGAGTTGTTTACGATTATAATCATGATTCAACTTCTACAACTCACTCTACATTTTATGTGTGGTGTTTTCCTGGAAATGTTACCCCGCAAGCAGCTGGAGTAGACACATCTTGGTCGTTTCAAGTAGGTCAAGAAGATGGATATTTATGGAATGCCGATTTTTCTCATGCTGACCATAAAGCTAAATGTCGAGAAGTTATATCTGCTGATTATGGTGTAACATTACAATTTGAAGAAGGAGAATCAGGAACAGGTGATTGGATGCCAAAAACTACAACTAGGTACAAGTTTTATCATTCAACTACATTTGATGGCAATCAAGAATCTCTTCCGTCTGCATTTACAATGTATCCTACAAAAAACGCAGCAGGAGCCGAAGCACATGCGTCTATAGATGAAATGTATTTTGCAGATAGGTCTGATAGTTTAGCATTAGCAGACAATGCCATATCAGTTGCTGCTGCAGAAGTGCCAGTTACATTTGGATTGTTAGTAAGAATGACAAGTGAGAACAATCCTGATGGTCCAGGAGTTTTTGATTTGGGAGCTAGCAATTATGATTTGGATGAGCAAAACGTAGTTGATGATGCAGCTGGTGCTCAAGAATATAACTTTTTTGGACAAAATCAAAGAGTTACAGGTGGACATATATGGTGGGCATCAAATGAAGATGGATATTCAAACTTGTATTTATTAGCGCAATATGACCTTGAAAAAGGAGCAAAGCTTGTAGGGGCGAGTGGAGCTGAAGGTTCTGGAACATTTTCTGAATGGAAAGGGTGGGTTTATCCACCAGCGTCTAATCCCGTAGTAAGACCAGCTTGGTTTGAGGAAGGCATAGGAACGCTTAATGGCCCTCCTATATTTATAACATATGAGGCTTTATTTGGCTATTCTCACGACACAAAATTAAATGCTAAATGGAAAACTTCAACAATTGCAAATGGTCGTGCATATATAGGAAATATTTTAAGACAAGAAAAATCAACATTTGATGGAGGAGGAACTTGGGAGCAAAGTGCAACTCCAACTAAAGATATAGCAAGGCAAGGAGCTATTGTAGGTTCTCCTCCTGGAAGATATGATATATTTCCTGAAGACCCAAATTATGAATTTACAACAAGTCCTGGAGATGGTGATAAAATTATTAAACTTGAATCATTTGCAGATAGGCTAATTTGTTTTTATTCAAACAAACTTGAAACTTACAATATAGAAAAAGGATTTGAAAATCTTGAATTAGAAATTAAAAACATGGGGCTTGATGGAGAAAATCCTCAACAAGCATGTTTAACTGATGCTGGCGTTGCATGGATTAATTCATATGGTGTTCATTTTTACAATGGGCAACAAGTTAAAACAATTAGTGACAAAATAAGAAATCAATGGATTGGTGAAGATGGGTATACGGCGTTTTGGACAACATCTGATGTTCCTGCTATTGCATATGACCCAAGAGCACAAAAATTATTAATTGCTAAAAAAATAAAATCTCATGCAGACGATAATGATATATTGGAATTTAGCTTTAAAACTCAATCGTGGGCAATAAAAGAAGATGCTTTAAACGCTAGCAAAGATAAAAGATTTACAATATATAAAGGTGATTTAGTATTTGACAATGGAACAAGAGTTCAAACTTGGAGTGATACACCTAATGATGGTGGAGGTTCAGATAAAAATACAATCTATACAAAAGATATTGATTTTGGAACCCCTGCGATTAGAAAAAAGATTTATAAAGTATATATAACATATCAATCTGGCGGTCAAGCAACGGAAGTAGAAGTCAAATATGGCTTGAATGGAGATACAACACCAACAGAAACATTTGTTTCAAATGTAGCAGGTAGAAACTTTGGAAGTACTGTTACTAGCGAGCTCGACGCAGCTACAGGATGGCAAATTGCAGAATTAAGGCCAACCAATAGTATA